CAAGACATACAAAGAAATTAGCAGCACTACGTTAGACTCAAAGATTGATGGTTTAATTCCACGTGTAAGCGAATTGGTAAAGTCAATTTGCCGCAGACGGTTTAATGAGTGGGTAGATGACGCCAAGACGGAAGTGTTTGCTGGTGATTATCCCGGTTTTATTTTAGCTGAAACACCTGTCATCTCCATAAGTGCAGTAGAATATAGTTCAGACTATGGTCAAACTTATACTGCCTTAACAGAGTTTGTGGACTGGGTGTTGGATGGTGACCAAGTGTTGTGTTTGACTACTGCACGCTGGCCTAAAGCAATACGTGGTTATCGCGTAACTTATACTGCAGGCTATGAGGTCTTACCCGGCGATTTGAAACTGGCCACTATGGATATGTTAGACTATTATATCCGCAATGATGCAGCAGTACATACACATTTAATGCCTAATCCTAACACTGCGCAAATTCAGTATGTTAGTGACACAAACTTTCCTGCAAACATCAAGCGTGTGCTGGATCTTTATACAGTGGATTACTCATGAGTGCAGATAAATTCAATGCAACTCTTAGAAATGCCGTAATTGAAAGAGCAAGAAAGACAATGCTACAACAATTAGAAGCTTCCCAGCTAACAGCTGGAAAGTTATCTAAAACATCCTCTTTTAGAGGACAAAATATACGCTCAGAAACAAATAAAGCATCACAAGGATACGAGTCCGTAGTTTCTAGAGGTGGTTTGAACGGGTTAAGACAAGAGTTTTTAAGATTAGCAAATGAAGCTGATAAAACTCAAGATGTCAGAATTAAAGCTGATAAAGCAGCAGCAACCTTGGCTGATCAAAATTTATTTGATAATTTTGTAACCTTTATAAAAAATACAGAGTATAAAGACTCACAATTTTCTGATATTCAAGAGCCCAATACTACCGGATTTACATATCAAGGTACTGATTTTTTTGATTCTGACCCGAACAAAGGCAAAAAGGGCGGAATAAGAATAGGTATAGCTCCAGAAGGTGAAAGGCAGAGGGACATAGTAACCTTTACTAATTTAAATCACGGTGATTTAAAAAATTTATTTGTAAAATTTTTAAAAACGCAACCTATTGAAGCAAGTTTAGTAAAATTTATTGACAGTAATTTAAATGCTGGACACTTAACTGGTGTTTTTAACGCAAGATTGCGTAAAATATTTAATGTTACAATTGATCAGTCTGATGACAAAGATTACAGAACGTTAAACGTAATTAATACCGAAAGTGCAGAATTAGACGGAGCTTTAACACAGATATTTAAATTATTATCAGATGCAGACTATTTAAGTAGCAACATTACTTATGATATTGGCTTATTTTCACGAACTACTAAAAATGTTCACGGTTCCGATACTATAAGTGTATCAGCAGAATTACAGTTGGGTTTATATAATCAAGAAGCTGGCAGAAAGCTGGTTGGTGTAGCATTAGCTCTTGATAACTTAATAATTGCAACAGATAAAAGTAGAAGTAGAATCGACGATTTTCAAGCAAATCAAGCTTATCAAGCACTTTTTAGTAATCTCAAAGGTTTATCAGAATTTATAGGAAATTTAGCTAATAATTTATCGTCATCTGATATTGAATTACCTCCTGATGTAACAAAAAGACTACAAAATATTTTAGCAGATAAGCAAACCATAGATTCTCTGATAGAAACTGAGGGGTCCGATTCCGTACTTACAGCAATTGCAAAAACAATAGCTTATACTATAGCTGGTAAGAAAAGGCCCAGTAAGCAAACTACTGTAGCCAAAAATACAAGTGTTGTTAAGATTAAACCAAAAAAGTCTGTTTCTAAAAAACCATCTAAAACATTTAAAGCCCCACGCGTTACTCAGGTTTCTGGTGTAAAATCGGTAGCAGCTATAAGACAGCAGCGTACTTCAAACCTAACCAACTTACAAAATTTAATAAATCAATCGCTTGTGGAACGCGTTAAAGCAAACATGGGTCGTGGAAACCGTCGTGATGTATTAAATTTACGCACTGGCCGCTTTGCAGAGTCGGTTAAAGTTGAGCGCATGAGCCAAAGTCGCGAAGGCATGATAACTGCTTTTTACAGTTATATGAAAAATCCGTATGCAACCTTTTCTCAAGGCGGTCGACAGGAAAATCCAAAATCACGTGATCCCAAGTTATTAATCGCTAAAAGTATCCGTGAAATCGCAACCGCTCAAGTTGCCAATCGCTTAAGGAGTGTGTCAATATGAGCCGTCGTAGTTCAATTGTGTCAGCGTTAGTAGAAAAGATTAACACTACGCTTGACGGCAACGCTCCTTACGCCACGAACCTAAACTCCAACTGTTTTAACAAATTAAAGTTTTGGGACGAAGTCAATGATTTTCCATCAGTGTTCATCACACCCGGTTCGGAAACTCGTGAATATTTACCAGCCAGCTTTACTTGGGCATATTTGGGAATATCAATAAAAATTTACGTGCGAGGCGAAGAACCACAGATGGAGTTAGAAGCCTTGCTCGAAGATGTAGAACGGTGTGTTGATGCTAACCGCGTGTTAGTGTATGATGAGACCGGTGCCGAAACCACTGAAATCTTAATCACATCAATTACCACCGATGAGGGTTTATTAGCCCCATATGGTGTTGGCGAAATAAACTTACAAGTGCGTTATGCACTAGGCATTACATAATAACACAGTACTTACAACAGATAAAAGTCTAGTAACGGTATTGTAGTTGTTACAATTACAAAAGGAAAGATTATGGCATTAAATCTAATACGTAATAGTAAAGTATTCTTTACAACAAACGTAAATTCAACTACTGGTGTAATTCAAGAAACCACCAGTAACGGATTCACCGCTACTAACACTTTTGAATTACAAGTGTTAGACGGATTCAGCTTTAGTCAAAATACTAACAATGAAACAGTTACAGTTAGTGAGGCGGGTGTAGCTCCTGTTCGTGGACAGCGTAGTTTTAACACAAGTTTGGCACCTGTAGATTGGTCAATGAGTACCTATATTCGTCCTGCCAAACCTGGTACAAACGTAACTGCAGAAGAAAAAGTGCTTTGGAACTGTCTATTTAGTGGACAAAACTTAGGTACAAACTGGACTGTTACTGGAACAACTTATACTGCACCTACATGGGATGCGGCTACTGGAACACTGGCTCTTAATGGCACAGCGTTGGGCTGGGATTTTGCAGCCGGTGACGGTGTTATTATTTCAGGTATTTCAGCAAGTGGGGGTACAACCGCACAACAAGCTGCAGCAGTAAAAGCATTTAATGGTCCTGCTACAGTTATTAGTACTACGGGTACAAGTGGATCCGGAACAGTTATTACAGTTCGTCCCGCAAATGCGCAGTTTTATGTAGCTGGAGCTACACTTGCTTGGAGTGGTTCAACAACATTTGCTAAATCAGCATGGGCTGAAAGCACTACTGCAGCATATTCTGGTACGCACGGCAGTAACGTAAATCAATTACAAAAATTTGGTTTGATTGTTATTGTTGATAATGTTACCTACGCTATTGACAACTGCGCCATGAATGAAGCCACTATTGATTTTGGATTGGATGGTATTGCTACTGTTGCTTGGACTGGTCAGGCAACAGCACTACGTCAGTTATCAACAAGTATGACAGCCGCAACTACAGGTGCTACTACTAGTGCTATTGGTACCGGAGCATTTACTGGTGGCGGAGTAACTGGTACAAGTAACTATTACCCCAAAATGACAGGTCCTGCTTTTATTACCAACAAACTTAGTACTTGCTCACTTAAGACCGTTAAAGCATTGGGCAGCGCAACTGCTGGTCAAGCTTATTACATTGCTTTAACAGGTGGTTCAATTACTATTAGTAATAATATTAGCTATATTACACCTGCTATTTTAGGTGTAGTCAATCAACCTGCTACATACTATACCGGCACTCGTTCTATTACTGGTACACTTAACGCGTACTTAAATACTGGAGCAGCTGCTGATACTACTACATTTCAAGCAGGTGGTACGGGTAACTTGTTACGGGACATGCTTCAAGCTTCCAGTACTGTAACAGAGCCCATGTTTGAAATTGAAATTGTAATTGGTGGCAGTGGCCAAACTACAAAAGTAGAAATGGCAATGCCTTCAGTTAGTATGACAGTACCTTCTGTTAATACGGAGCAAGTGGTTTCTGCCGCGATCACATTTACAGCAGCACCTAACGTAACTGCTAGCAGTACTCGCGGATTTGATCTTGGCGCAACTAATGACTTAGTAGTACGTTACCTCAGCGGTACAACTAACTTCAACGCATCTTAATTTTTAATCGAACCAGCAAGGGCTCCCGCCCTTGCTACAACAAGGATTTGTATAAGTGTCAAATATTTCTCTTAAAACCCTGCTGGTTCCCAGCAAAAGTGTTACTGTTGAATATCCTGGAATGCCTGGGTTTACAATTGATGTTTGCTTTTTAAGTCGCGAGACCTTACAGTCCATCCGCAAAAAAGCAACCAAGACCTCATTTAAAAATCGTCAACCTGTTGAAGAATTAAACGATGATCTTTTCTTAGAGCTTTATGTAAAAGCCTCAATCAAAGGTTGGAAAGGGTTTAAACTGACGTACTTGGAACAACTTGCGCCTGTTGATGTTTCCAAAGAAGATAGTGATGCAGAACTGGACTATTCCGAAGAAAACGCACTAATGTTAATGAAAGCATCTACGAATTTTGATGCATTTGTGAGCGAACAGGTAACAGACTTGGGAAACTTTTCCAAGAACAAAGCGGATTAATTAATACAATGTTGACATCGTACCTTCGCAACAGCGAGGTATCGATGACAAAAGAACAATACTTTGAAATGTGTGAAATGATGGGTAGCGAGCCTATTGAAAGTCAAATACCCGTTGACATGGAAGACTTTCCAGACGAGGTACAACAATCATTTCAAATCTACTACTTACTCCGCGATGTTTGGGAAGGCATGTCGGGGACTTATATGGGAAAAGATTATAGTACCATATTTGAGTTCTTTCGACTATATGGGATAGATCCTCAAGATCAATTGTTAACACTTGGTTTTATCAGACAAATTGACTCAGTTCGTAGTGATATATTTAGTGAAAAGCAAAAGCAAAGAGAAGCCTCTAGGCCAAAAGCCTAGAGGCTTTTTTGTTGTTAAAAATTTTTTGGTTTGACACATCATTGCTTAAGTGATATAATTAGGCTAGGATAAAAGAATTTTGTACTGCTTTAACCAGCAGTAACCGGCTGAATTGCCAGGAGATACAGATGACTAATCAAAAGATTACAGTTGGCGTTGAGATACAATCAAATACTAACAAAGAAACTACACAAGCTGAAAGATTAGGTGCAGCTCTTAAAGATGCGGCTGCATCGGCACAAAAGATTAAAATTCCTGCTAGCAGTGCGACTGGCGTCCAGAGTGTTATGCAAAGAAGCCAACCTGTTGGCGCACAAGCAGTTATGCAGTACGGTGCTCAACGCGGCACTGCAGGGGCAACTGGTGCAGCCGCCAGAGATTTTGCCGCACAAAGTCAACAATTGGGTGGATTAGTTCGTATTTATGCTACTTATGCTGCCAACGTTTATGCAGCTGGAGCTGCTTTTCGTGCTTTAAGTACTGCGATGGATACCACCAACATGATTCGTGGATTGGATCAGTTAAGTGCTTCTAGTGGTAAAAGTCTTGGCGGTTTATCAAAACAGTTTCAACAAGTAACTGGCGGCGCTATTAGTATGCGCGAAGCTGTAGAAGCTACCGTTAAGGCCAGTAGTAGTGGACTAGGTAGTTCAGATATTCTGCGTCTTGGAACAGTAGCACAAAAAGCATCCGTAGCATTAGGTGTAAACATGTCTGATGCTTTTAGCAGGCTTAGTAGAGGTATCACAAAATTAGAGCCCGAATTATTAGACGAATTGGGTATATTCACAAAAATTGAACCTGCCGTTGAAAAATATGCCAGAACTCTAGGTAAAGCAGCTGGTTCATTAACTGATTTTGAACGTAGACAGGCTTTTGCACTCGCCGTATTAGCAGAAGCAGAAGAAAAGTTTGGTAAAATCGATATTGATGTAAATCCTTACAATAAGTTAGCAGCAAGTTTTTCTAATCTATTACAAAAAACACTAGAACTACTTAATATTGGTTTAGCACCTATTGTTAAAGTTTTAAACTCAAATCCTGCTGTTCTTGCAACAGCTGTAGGGTTATTGGGTGCTTCTATTTTAAAAAATGTAATACCACAATTAGCTGATCTTAAAAAAGGTTTAGACAGTATTGCAACTTCTAGGGCTAACATAGCTAAAACCAAAAGAGACGAAGGGTTGGCGGGACTGTTACCTAAAATTGTAGAAAGTCGTGCTGAGATTGATAAGCGTAACGATGAATTTTATAAACAATATGAATCAGGCCGTGAAAAACTAATTAAAAGATTACAAAAAACTGGACCTATTGATCCTAAAGCATTACAAATATTAGAATCAAAAGTACCTGAAGAAATAACTGCGGATGATGCAAAGTACATTAAAGGTAAGTTGAGTAGAGCAAAAGCCGATCGTGCGGCTTTTGCAGAATTTACTACTGGAGTTAAGGGTGCGATTGCAACAGACCAAGAACTGTTAAAAAATTCCGAAAAAGTTAATGAAACCGTTAACAAGCGTAGAAGCATACTTACTAGTGTCGGTCGAGCACAGGCGGATGTTGATGCCGCTTATAAAGCAAGTGTAAGAAGTAACATAGTTAGTGATGCTGCACGAACTGCTTCCACAGATGGTTTATGGAAGTCTTTAACTAAAGTGTATACCGCAACACGTGAAGCAGGAAAAGATAAAACTTTTCAGACTACACTTGAAGGCACTACAGCAACTGGTAAAAAGTTTACTCAAAATATAAAAGAAACTTTACCTGGCTTAAGTTTATTTCAGCAAGTTGGAACAGGGGCTGCAGCCGGAGCTGCAGCTCTTGGAACAGCCATAGCTGGTATTGGTCGCGCACTATTGCGTTTAATACCTTATGTTGGCATAATAATAGCTGGATTTGAGATCATAAAAAGTATTTGGTCAACCAGCGGTAAAGAAGCAGAAGCCTTTTCACAGTCTACGGATGTATTAAAAAGTGCACTTGATAACGTAAATAATACATTAGAAAATATATCTAAAAAGAAACCAGGCCAAATTTTTACAATTGAAACAGTACAGGCCCAAGCAACCGCACTAAATGATCTTTCCACAAGTTTTTCCGACGTGGCTACTAAGGCTGATAAATTATCAAAAGCTCAAAGCGGTCTTGATAAAGGTATAGAGCGTGTTTATAAAGCAATTGAAACAGTACCTATTTTAGGTAGAGTTTTTAACTTTGTTGCTGGTGAAAGCGATACAAGAAAGATTGCTAAAAGTATCTCAAATACTTTAAACCAATCTTTAAGATTAGCAACTTCCGGAGAAGAAAGAAATAAGTTATTAGAAGCATATCAAAAAGCATATGGAATAGATCCAGAAACTTTGGTTGACAAGAAAAAATTTGAAGCAGCTTTAGAAAACTTATCTTTTGATGAACTAACCAACAGATCTAAAACTGCTGCTGAAGCACAAAAAGCATTTTCACAACAGATCAATGTAAGCGCAGCATCTTTAGTAGACTTACGTACTTCTTTAGAGCAAACTGCTAAAGAAGTTGATAGTTTTATTGTTGGACTTATTCCCACAGATCCTTTTTCTAAACTTGGAATAACGCTTTTAAACAATTCCGCAAAAATTGAAAAAGCTTTAGAAAATCCAAAAGACGGAATTTTAGCACTACAAGACGTAGTAACCAACTTTAAAACTCTAGCACTATTACCGCCCGATGTACAAGATCAGTTATTAGCTGCTCGTGATAACGTAAGACAGTTTGTAACAGAAATAGACGCTTTAAAAGGTGCTATATCCAAAGCAGACCAAGATCTACAATCTGCTCAACAAAAAAACGATCAAGCAGCTATTGCAACACTGCAAAGAAGATCGGCCGATCTTCAAAAAGATTTAGATAAAAAACTCAGAGCAGCCTCACAGTTTACACAACAATACACTCAAACATTGCAAGTTGGTATGTTTGATAGTGCAATGAAACAATTTGATGTTGCTTCTAAAATGGCGGGTGCTCGTGGTGCTATTACCGCAGAACGTGGAGCACTTGGTGTATTGGCACAGGCAGGTGTTGGTACCGCAGAAAGCGAAGCTAGATTAGCAAAACAAGAATTTGCTATTCAAAGATCACTTATTACCGCACAAACCGAATTAGCAATATCGGTTGAAAAACTTCGTGCTGAAACAGCTTTAAGTAACTCTATAAATGAACTACAAAACAAAATAAATCAAAATATACTTGCAAGCCAAGATCCAAGAGACACTCAAGAAGCTAAAGATATTCGTGCAGAAGAAATAAAAAGACTAGGATTAGCTGTTAATAGTGCACGTGACGTTGCACAACTATTTAGGTCCGGCAGTGCGGAAAGTATTAAAGGATTAAAACAAATACAACAAACTGGCACTGCAGAACAAAAAGCCGCTTTAGGTAGTATGAGTGGATTGGTGGCAGCTATTGCTGGCCGCGACATGCAGCTAAAAGAAATTGGTGGTGCTGAACGTGCTCGTGAAGTTGAAGATAAAAGTAAGGCCTTAACTCAAGCTCGTGAAATACCTGCAAGAGCCATTCAAAGAGGCACTGAAGAAACTCAACGTGATCTGGAATCCGTACGTACACAAGAACAGCTTAGTGGAATATATAACGAACAACTTGCAACAAAACGCAGAGGTTTAGAAGCACAGCTATTAATAAATAATTATGCCGAAACAGAGTTAAAAATCGACACAGAAATACAACGCATAAATCTAGCACTAGCAAGCTATAATTTCTCGGATGAACAAAAAAAGAAAGCTAATGCTATGATTCGCGAACTTAACATTAAGCGCGAATTAAACTTAGAAAAATT